CATGGCAAGCCAAACTGGATGGCTATGGCAAGGCGAAAGCCGAGCTGAGAGTCAAAGATTTTGAAGACGCTGAGGCCGTGGCCCAAGAGTTGTTCAACATCACCCAGCAAGGCGTGGTGCTCCAAGGTGCAGATAATCCTGCGCTCGTCATTTACGCACTTGGCAAAAATCCAAAGAAGGCCAAAGAGCTGTCCGACATTAAAGACCCTGTAAAGTTTGCCTTCGCGGTAGCGAAACTGGAGAAAGAATTGAAAGTTACAAACCGTAAGGCAGCCCCGCCACCCGAGAGAATTGTGTCAGGAACTGGCCGAGTATCTGGGGCGGTGGACTCAACCCTCGAACGGCTGCGAGAAGAAGCGGCTCGTACTGGCAACCTGACGAAAGTCATCCAGTACAAGGCGCAGAAGCGAGCAGCTTCATCTAAATGATTTTTTAAGGAAATACCATGTCCAATAGTTTCTCAAAAGAAGAGCGCGTTGCGTTTGAAGACCTTCTCGAAGGCTTCCAAGACGCGCTGGTTTTGTCTCGTCATGTCAACATCTACAACACAGATCAGACAATGATGGAACGCGCCAACAACACCATCTGGCGTCCCCAGCCTTACATTGCCCAATCTATTTCCAGCACTCCTGGCAATAGCATTGCTGGCCAATACCAAGGCATGACACAGTTGGCCGTCCCCGCCACCTTGGGTTACAGCCAGACTGTGCCTTGGGAAATGACTGCCCTTGAGTTGCGCGATGCGTTGCAAGAAGGCCGTTTGGGTGAGAGCGCCAAGCAGAAGCTGGCCTCTGACATCAACGTTGCCATCATGAGTTCCGCTGCAAACCTCGGCTCTTTGGTTGTGCCAATCGCTGCTGCCGCTGGTGATTATGATGATGTCTCCTTGTGCGACACCATCATGAACGAGCAAGGTGTTCCTGACTACGATCGTTTCATGGCTTTGTCTAGCCGTGACTACAACGGTCTGGCCGGTAACTTGTCTCAAGCCAGCCGTTCGTTCGGCAATGCCAAGTCTGACAAGGCATACGAGCGCAACTACGTTGGCATGGTCGCAGGCTTCGACACCTACAAGATGGACTACGCAAACCGCTTGGCAGCTGCTGCTGGCACTAGCAAGACCATCGACACAAACGGCTCTAACACACAAGCGAACTACGCTCCTCAAGCCACTTCCACAGCTGTGGGCGGCCAGATCAACGTGGACAACCGCTTCCAGACCGTTACAGTGAACAGCACCACCGGCATTGCTGCTGGCGATGCATTCAAGATCGCTGAAGTCTACGCTGTGCACCACATCACCAAGCAAAGCACTGGTCAGTTGAAGACCTTCCGTGTTGTGTCTGTTGATTCTGGCACTACCATGACCATCACGCCTCCAATCATCGGTGCTCAAACCATCGGTGGCACAGGCCCAACAGACGCTCAGTTGCAGTACAAGAACGTGGAAGTTGCCATCGCAGCCGATGCAGCCGCTATCACCTTCTTGAACGTCAACGCAGCTTCTGTGAACGTGTTCTGGCAGCGTGATTCCTTGGAAATCTTGCCTGGCCGTTACGCAGTGCCATCTGACGCTGGTGTTGCAGTGATGCGTGCAAGCACAGACCAAGGTATTGAGTTGGTCTTGCAAAAGTGGTACGACATCAACAGCATGACGATCAAGTATCGTATGGACACGCTGTTCGGTGTGGTTAACAAGAACCCCGAGATGTCCGGCATCTTGTTGTTCAACCAGTAATCCAGCAAAACAGATTGGGGGGCTTCGGCCCCCCTTTCTCAATAGGAGCACACCATGCCATTGACAAAAGGTTATTCAAGCAAATCCATCGGCAAGAACATCAAGATGGAAAAGAAGTCCGGCAAGCCAATGAAGCAGGCCGTGGCCATCGCATTGAACGTGGCGACCAAAGCAGCTAAGGCCGCAGGTAAGCCAAGCAAAGCGCCTAAAAAGGCTATGAAATGAAGGCCGGTCTCTACGCCAACATTCACGCCAAGCGTGAGCGCATTGCAGACCAGAAGGCCGCAGGCAAAACCCCTGAGCGCATGCGCAAGCCTGGCACAAAGGGCGCACCTACTGCCGCAGCGTTCAAAGCAGCCGCCAAGACCGCCAAGCCCATGAAAAGAAAGGCCAAGTGATGCAAGACATCATTCTCACGCCAAGGTACGCAAAAAATAAAAAGCCTGTAAAGGTACGCAAGCCATCCAAGCCAATCGATGGCATCAACCATCGTCTGCTGGCCGAGCAAGCTGCCGCAGCAGAAGCTAAAGCTCAAGAAGTAGTGGACATTGAGCCAGTCGATGAATCAGCACCAACCCGAGAAGAACTTGAGGCAAAAGCCACAGAACTCGGAATTCGCTTTGATGGTCGCACAAAAGACAAAAAACTGGGACAATTGATCCAAGACAGATTGTCTGAGAACACAGGAGAATGACATGGGATGGACAAAGCGCCAATTCGTCACACAGGCCTTCGAGGAAATTGGCCTTGCATCCTACGTTTTTGATCTGACACCAGAGCAACAACAGTCTGCCCTGCGCAGGCTGGACACCATGATTGCAGCATGGAACGCGCTTGGCATTCGCCTTGGCTACCCACTGCCATCAAGCCCTCAAGACAGCGATCTTGACGAGCAGACCAACGTGCCCGACAGCTCAAACGAGGCCATCTACACAAACTTGGCCATCAAGCTGGCACCAAGCTACGGCAAGCAAGTCATGCCTGACACCAAGGCCACGGCTAAAGAATCCTACAACACACTGCTGTCACGTGCTGCTATGCCAATGGAGCAACAACTTCCAAGCACCATGCCAGCAGGCGCAGGCAACAAGCCTTGGCGCGTATACGACAATCCATTCATCCGTCCACCATACGATCCAGTCTTGGCCGGTCAAGATGGCCCACTCGAATTCAACTGAGGAAACACAATCATGCCAACCATCAACCAACTTTCAGGCATCAGTCAAGTCTCTGGCGGTGACCTTCTGCCGGTCTATGTCTCCAACAATGGCGATGCTCGCAAGGTTTCGATCACGCAGTTGTTGCAATATTTTGAGCAGACATTCGCAGCTCCAACCGTGGCCACCAACCTGTACACACCAGGCACTGGCTTCAATATCACAGTTCCAACACCTACCAGTGAACAGCAATGGATGATTCTCCAGCCTGCTAGCACACTTGCCACTGGAACAGTCACACTGCCATTGAACACTGGTGTTCCTGATGGTACACAGGTGCTCATCACAAGCACGCAGACCATCACCAGCTTCACAATTGCGCTAAATGGCGCAGCAGCTATTTTTGGTGCTGTCTCTACGCTGACTGCTGGCGCTGCAATTTGCTACAGGTTTTACCAAGCAACAAATTCTTGGTACAACGTAACCAATGAAACATCAGGTTACAACGCAGCAATCCAAGCATTTTTGAACAGCCCAAGTTCTGCAAATCTTCGTGCTGCTGTCACAGATGAAACAGGAACTGGCGCACTTGTGTTTGCCAACACTCCAGCATTGGTGACACCAGACATTGGCGCAGCTACTGGAACAAGTCTGACAGCCACAGGAACAATTGTTTCGACAGGAACGGCTGGCGTTGGTTATGGCACTGGAGCTGGTGGCACTATCACTCAAGGCACAAGCCGCACCACAGGCGTGACTATTAACAAAACATCTGGTGCAATCACACTATTCAGTGCAGCAGGTTCGGCTACAGCTGCAACCTTCACTGTGACCAATAGCACCGTGGCCGCAACAGATGTAATCATCCTGAACCAAAAATCAGGCACTGATTTATACGATTTAAAGGTGACAGCAGTGGCTGCTGGAAGTTTTAACATCACATTCAATACAACTGGTGGCACAACAACTGAGCAACCAGTTTTCAACTTTGCGGTTATCAAAGCTGTTGCAGCTTAAGAAATATGGCCACCAAAGACTCAAGACTAGCTCGCATTGGTGTGGAAGGCTACAACAAACCTAAACGCACGCCATCGCATCCGACCAAAAGCCATGTTGTTGTGGCCAAGGCAGGCGACCAAGTGAAAACCATTCGCTTTGGTCAGCAGGGCGTGTCTGGGTCTCCAAAGAAGGAAGGCGAGTCAAAATCAGACAAGACTCGTCGAGAATCATTCAAGGCTAGGCACGCTGAGAACATTGCCAAAGGCAAGATGAGTGCAGCGTACTGGGCCAATAAGGTCAAGTGGTAAGCCATGCAAATCCCAATCCTAAACGGCATCTACGCTGACAACACGCCAGAGTTGCGCACTGCCTATCCGGTCAACATGGTGCCAGTGCCAAAACAGTCTGGCATCAGCAACGGATTCCTGCGACCAGGAGATGGCATTGTGTCCAATGGCACAGGCCCAGGCACAGATCGTGGCGGCATCAACTGGAATGGCATCTGCTATCGAGTTATGGGCACCAAACTTGTGACCGTCTCCAGCAGTGGCGCTGTGACTGTGCTTGGAGATGTTGGTGGGCCAACCACTGAGCTGGTGACATTCGACTACAGCTTCGATCTGCTTGGAATTGCATCCGGTAGTCGTCTGTATTTCTGGGACCCAGTGGCATCAACACTCACACAGAACACTGATCCAGACCTTGGTGTGGTGCTTGACTTCTGTTGGGTGGATGGTTACTTTATGACCACAGACGGAGAGTTTCTAATCGTCACAGAGCTGTCCAATCCATTGGCTGTCAATCCACTGAAATATGGTAGTTCAGAAGTTGATCCAGACCCTGTGGTTGCTTTGCTCAAGTTGCGCAATGAAGTCTATGCGATGAACCGAAACACCATTGAGGTGTTCGACAATGTGGGTGGAGAATTATTCCCATTTGCACGCATCGATGGCGCTCAAATCCAAAAGGGTGTGGTCGGCACATTTGCCTGCTGCGTCTACATCGAGCGAATAGCATTCTTGGGTAGTGGCCGCAATGAAGCGCCAGGCATCTACATTGGTGCGGCAGCCACTACCCAGAAACTCAGCACGCAGGAGATCGACAATCTGTTGCTGACATACACCGAAATGCAACTGGCTACATCAAAGCTGGAAGCACGCAATGACAAAAACCACCAACATCTCTACGTTCACCTGCCAGACCGCACCATCGTCTATGACGCATCAGCATCTGAGGCATTGGGTGAGCCTGTCTGGTTTACCTTAACAACCAGCGTTGTAAATTTTGCGCAAGATCGTGCACGCAACATGGTC